AGATTATAGTACCAGAATTTTACTTAAATTACGATATACGAGAAAAATATATTAATGAATATAAAGTTAATTCTTCAGATTATGCAGTTGGATGGTTTTATCCACAAAAAGATGATCCCCCGATATATAATTGGGATGCTTGGTTTGCTCGTATGCTACTTTCAGGACCCAGAATACATTTCAGATTCAATGATAAAACATCTAATTTCTGTTTTATGGAGATGAAATCACACTTCGAGATGTTATATCAGGAGCAAATGAAGGAACATGGTATAGAAATCCACACTGATGATGCTTCTGGAGATATTTGGTGGGATTTTACTTATGCTCAATCTGGTACTCATGGAAGGGCATCAAAACGCCCTATCAGAAAATTAGTTAGAGCTAAAAACTTTTCATCTCAAATGGGTGTTGATAAAAACGGGAAGGACATAATGATAAAAATATTGAATAATCAATATGAAATAAGCTATGATAGTACCAAATATACTGATGAACAATTTAAGAATATGGGTAGAAACTTTGTTTTTGTTACTGATGATCATGGAAATCCTATTAAGGAGGATGGAGCATATGTTCCAAAAACTTTAAGATGGACTAAGTGTGGTTATATAACAGGCATATGTGATACTATTTTTATGGTCAATGCTCACTTTGTCGAAAAATTTGCTGAAGATATAGATGATCACCCTTCAGAATATAGTGGTAATAGAATGATTAGACTATCTAAGAAAGATAAGGCCCATATTTATATGAATGTAGATACTTTTTTAGCAGGTTGTAAAGCCTTTGACATTAATGAAGATGATTATGATTATAACCCGTGCGAATTATTAAAATATGATAGTGTTTTAGTTCAATTACCTCGTAATTTGGTACCTAGTCAAAAAAATATAACCGAGTACTTTGTTACTGATGAGACATATTGTAAATTTAGAAATGCTATCCCGTCCGTCCTTACTCATATTAATGCCTCAGAGAATAATATTGTAGAACATCATTTTGATTCATTTGCAATGACAACTGAACTCCCGGTAGGAGATCAATCGCTCCCAGGGTCATTTATTATATCACGAGGATTTGAATATAAAGCTCGTACTATTAATGGAGATTGTGGATCTTTGTTGATTTACATGAATCCACAACTAGCTAAACAAAAGATTCTTGGATTCCACTCAGCAGGTAATGATAAGGATAAAGGTTTTTCAAGTAAGATATCATATGAAGATGTAATGAATGATCTTAGATTATTTGATATTTTAGTTAAGGAAGAGCAGGATTTATCCGATCCTGTATCATGTCAAATGGGGTTACCTAATCAGATATATACAGGAAAGGTTAATGATAATCCTTTCAAACCTCTAAATACAAAAATAATCAAAACAAATTTGGCGGCATTGTATGAAGGGGAAGAACACAAATTTTTTTATCCTACGAAGGAACCTGCTCAACTCATGAGGAGAGGTAATGTTGATCCTATGAAAATAGCTCAGGAAGATATAGTTAATGATAGAGTTTTCTCGATCCAAAATTAGTATCTTTGGCAGTAGAATCATGTAGGAGTTATTTATTTCATCACTCAGAGTTTGTTCCCGAGTATCCCTCTGTATGGACTTTTGAAGAAGCCTTACATGGAATCCCGGATAGTCCAGATTGTAAAGGTTTACCTTCCTCTTCTGGATCAGGATATCCTATGTCTAATAATAGCTCAACTAATTGGAAGAAAATATATTTTAATCCGACTTCTAATCACTACCAGAAAGCGAAAGCTAAAAGGATGTTGAAAGAATTATCTGAGGAACATGAAAGATTGATGCTTAATCACATTCGGCCTTATATAGTTAATAGAGATTGTCTTAAAGATGAACCTCTTCGTAAAGGAAAAAACACACGAATGTTTTCTTCAGGACCTTTTGTTTACCAAATAAATCTTAAGAAATACTTTGGATCTTTTATAGCTTGGATAACTAAAAATAAAATTAGTAATGGATTTGCTACAGGTATGAATGTTTTTTCAGAAGAGTGGCATGAATTAGCAATGAAATTAGGATCCTATGATCATTTACGACAAGCTATGGTATTTGCAGGTGATTTTAAGAAGTTTGATATTTCACAATTAGCTTGTATAATGTGGGGAATATTTGATATAATCGAAGCTTTTTATGATAAATTCTATAATGATGATGCAGGTACTAAACTAATCAGGAAATTCTTATTTCTTGAAATAGTTCAATCTCGCCATCTGTACGAAGAGAATCTAGTAATGTGGTATGGAGGAAACCCTAGTGGAAATCTTCTTACCTTGATTATTAATGGATTTTATAACCAATTAGCTCATAGAATATGCTGGATTAAATTATCTTTGCCTATTGTTGATTTTAATGATAACGTTTATATTATTGTTGAAGGAGATGATAGTGTAGTCACAGTTTCGCATGCTTATAGATTAACTTTTAATGAGATAGCTATGTGTGATACTATGCCTCTAATAGGATTGAAATATACTTCAGAAACCAAAACTCGCTCAGAATTTCCTTTCAGGTCATTGCATGATATTGGTTTTTGCAAAAGATCTTTTGTATATGACAAAACCCGAGGGAGATATATAGCCCCTTTAGAAATGAATACCATTAATCATATTCCATGTTTTAATAAACAAGATTCATACTACGATGATAGAATTGTTTCTAATGTAGAAAATTGTATTCGAGAATTATCTCTTCATCCTAAGAATGTTTATGACTCAAGAAAGAAAGATCTTCTTGATTCAATAGCATATAACTATCGAGGTATGATATTCCCAAGGATTTTAGATATTCCTCATGACCAATGTAGAGACAGGACTCTGAAAGCAGAGCCTGTTGAT